AATAGTCCAAGTCAATGGTAGAAACTTTGAGTCTGTAAAGGCAATTACTGTTATGGGACAAAATGTCGACATCAATAGTATTACGGTGTTCAATTCCGAAACTTTACGATTTGTCTTACCGGCAATTACTATTCCAGAAGGACAAGATGTTGCAACTGGAAGAATAATAGTAACAACCGAATATGGAACATCGGGGAGCTCAGTTAATTTCACATTTAATCCTGCATTAAAGAATACAATAACATCATCCCCTGGAGGAAACGCAGATACAACCACTCAACAACAACCGACAGTGTCACAACAGGATAGGCTTGGTGAGAATATTAACCCACAACAAACAGGTCCATTGACAATGATTGAAACGGCAGTTCAACTAAACGCAAGTAAAACTCAATCCTTAAATGTAAAAATAAATCCAGAATTAACAGATTGGGTTTTAGGAACTACCGTAGATATGAATTATCAGGTATACGAACTACAAGAACTTAACAATCAAGTAACAAGAAAATCTATATCTCAAAGTTTACTTAAATTAGGTGGACAAGTTACCAACGGAGAGTTCAATATTACATTACCACAAGTAGAATCTTATTTATCTAATAATATACCTAAAATAGAAGGAAAAACACAGATTGATATTGTGTTTGGATTATTATCATATAAGGGTAAAGAGTCTCCTGTCAGACAACAGTTTCCTTTTAGGCTTTGGTACACATTACCGAATCAAAATCAAGTACCACTTGAAAATGTTCCGGTAAATCAAACATTACCCACCTTTCCTCAGCAACAACTTTCAATAATAAAACTTCCAGATTCCGATGCAATACGAGGAGAAGGTAACAGTTATTACAATATTAAAAAACTTGCGGGCGGTTACATACCTTTTGATTTCACTTTACCTTCAGGACAAATTTTTAATAGTCAAAATATTTCAAGTATTAATATATTGGACAGTAGTTACAATAATGTATCATTTGGTAGTGTATTAGGACCCGATACTAAGTATACTAATGAAGTTACAATTAATTCGAAAGGTGTATTTAGATTACAAATACAATATAGGCCATATGGATTTACTTCACCTATTGGAGGAGAGGTACTTGTCCAAACAGTATTAAGTGATACTTTTACTTTATAACATAACAACATATTTATATAAAAAGATTCTTATGAACATTAAATCAGCATTAGACAATTATCTTGGTAAATCTGTAAGATTTTCACAGGAAGACAACGGAGACGGAACTAAACAAGTTTGTGACTTGGATACAGGTGATTGTTACACAGTGAGAGAAAGAGACGGTCTTATCGAAAGAGCAGGTCATCAAACTACAGCCAACAGAAAGGTTAGAGTAGAAACCCCTAACGGAATAAAAACATTATTAAATGGTTAACAAATGAGCTTAGATAAAAAAATTATCAAGGAGATTGAAAGACATAGAAAAATCAATCAGTATATTTTAGAACAAGTAGGAGCAGCACCTGAAGAGGATGTATTAGGGGCATTGGCACCAGCACCAGGGGCGGAACCAGCACCTGCACCCGCACCTGCAGAGGCAACACCTCCACCAGCACCAACAACTGAACCACAACCTATTGATGTTGAATCAGATCCTGACGTTGAGAAAATTGATGATGAAGGTGAATCACAAGAAGGTGGAGAAGAATCAGGTTCTGAAGAATTAGACATCACTGAATTAGTTGATTCACAAAAAAATATTGAAACCAAACAAGAAGAATATTTTAACAACTTATTCAACCAACTTAATGATTTACAATCTAAGTTAGGTGAGATGGATAACATTATGAACAAACTTAACTCTCTTGAAAATAAGATTGAAAAATATAGAGAAAAAACTCCACAAGAAAAGTTAGAGTTAAGAACATATGACTCATATCCATTCAGTCAAAAACTTTCACAATTTTTCGATGATAAGTCAGAAGAAATGGAAAAGACGGGAAAAAATGATTATGTTTTAACGGCAGACGAAGTTACTGATATTAATGTAAATGACATTAAAAATTCCTTCCAACCTGGTGGAGGATTAGATAATGAAGTCTATAAGACATCGTTCAGGTAATATCGGACAAACTACATAAAAGGTACCTCATGGTACCTTTTTTTATTTGACATAGTCACAGTTTTACTTATATTTGTATAAACAATTTATTAATTTAATCTATAAAAAACTATGAGTTCATTAGACGCCGTATTGGCACAGTACGAAAAAAATCAACAAGGGGGCGGGGCCCAATCGAAAATGTCGCAAGACGAAAGAATGAAAAAGTATTTCGCTTTAATCTTAGGAGATAAAGAGAAATCAGGACAGAGAAGAGTTAGAATTCTCCCTACACCAGATGGTTCATCACCATTCAAAGAAGCATGGTATCATGAAATTCAAGTGGGTGGACAGTGGCAGAAATTCTACGATCCAGGAAAAAATGACAACGAACGTTCACCTTTGAATGAGGTTTACGAAGAATTGATGTCTACAGGTAAAGAGTCTGACAAATTATTGGCGGCTCAATATCGTTCACGAAAATTCTATATTGTGAAAGTAATTGACAGAGACCACGAGGAAGACGGTCCAAAGTTTTGGAGATTTAAACACAACTTCAAGAATGATGGTATCCTTGACAAAATCATTCCTATTTGGAGAAACAAAGGGGACATTACTGACCCTGAAAAAGGACGTGACTTAGTCATTGAACTTGCTAAAGCAAAAACTCCAAAGGGTAAAGAATACACAACGGTTTCAACTATTATGTATGATGACCCAAATCCTGTACATGAAGATAAACAACAGGCAAAGGCTTGGATGGAAGATGAATTGACTTGGTTGGATGTTTATTCCAAAAAACCTGTTGATTATCTTGAAGCAATTGCTAGAGGAGAAACTCCAAAATGGGATTCTGAAAAAGGAGGTTACGTTTACGGAGATAGTTCAGTTGAAACCGAATCATTCGGTGGAGGTTCCAAAAAATCCTCATATGTAGATCCACAGATGGACGACGAACCATCATCAGATTTACCATTCTAATTAAATAACTCAACTCGGATACTATTTTAGTGTCCGAGTTTTACTCACATTCCTTATGGCAATTAAGAAGAACGACTTCGAAAGTTTGAAGAAAAAATTCTCAACTTCGGCAAAATATAAACCTCAAAGATTTTTTGACTTAGGTACTGATTTCTTGGATGCCGTTGGACTTCCTGGTCCAGCTATTGGACATCTTAACATGTTCTTGGGTCACTCCGATACTGGTAAGACTACTGCTTTGGTAAAGGCTGCGGTTGACGCTCAGAAGAAAGGTATTCTTCCTGTGTTTATTATTACTGAACAGAAATGGAGTTTCGAACACGCTAAATTGATGGGGTTCCAATGTGAAGAAGTTGTTGATGAAGAAACGGGTGAATTGGATTGGGATGGATTTTATATATTCAATAATAACTTTGAGTATATTGAACAAATAACTGACTACATTAATAGTTTGTTGGATGCTCAAGAAAAAGGTGAATTGGATTATAGTTTGTTGTTCCTATGGGATTCGGTTGGTTCAGTTCCTTGTAAGATGACTTATGAAGGAAAAGGTGGAAAGCAACACAATGCATCTACTTTAGCAGATAAAATTGGAATGGGTATTAACCAACGTATTTCAGGGTCTCGTAAAGCTGACTCAAAATATGAAAACACTTTGGTTATTGTTAATCAACCTTGGGTTGAACTTCCTGATAATCCATTTGGACAACCTAAAATTAAGGCTAAGGGTGGTGAAGCGATTTGGTTAAACTCATCTTTGGTATTTTTGTTTGGTAATCAAAAAGGTGCAGGAACAACTAAGATTACTGCGACCAAAGACAAAAGAACTATTAAGTTTGCGTCAAGAACAAAAGTTTCAGTAATGAAGAACCACATCAATGGATTGGGTTATGACGATGGAAAGATTATTGTTACACCACACGGATTCATTGGAGGTAAAGAGGCATCTGAAGAAAAAGTTTCGTTGGAGAAATACAAAAAAGAGTATGCTGACTATTGGAAAGATATTATCGGAACTGATGGTGATTTTACTCTAAAAGAAGAAAAAGAAGACTAGTTTATTATTTCACACTTAAATCACGAATTGTGATTAAAACGTTATTAGTGGACGGAGACAATCTGTTCAAGATAGGATTTCATGGAGTAAAGGAGTTGTATAATGGTGGAGACCACTTAGGTGGAATCTACCATTTTATAAACATCTTGAGAAAATTTTTAGAAGAACACAATCA